CAACAATATGATGAAAGAGAATGCGCATTCAACAATGCGTTTTCAGCAGCCAGAGCGTAATACTCGTATTTCTTTTGGTGGCTCTAACTCTAAGAGTGAAAGCTAATTAATTTAATTTTGGAGAAAACAAATGGCAAACGTAAATAAAGCCTTTGGTCTTCGTCCTCTAGGAAAACTAGGCAGTAACTACAACAGCGATGGTGATACACAGTACAAAATCGCTAGTGGTACGGCTACAGCAATCTTTCAGGGCGATACCGTAACTTTCGGTGTTTCTGGTAGTGTTTCTACCGGTTTCATCGTAAAACACACCCCTGGTGCAGCTAACATTCTTGGTGTTTTCCTTGGATGTAACTACACCGACCCTACAAGCAAAAAGCCTGTATGGCGTAACTACTATCCAGGTGGCATCGCTGCTTCGGATATCGTAGCTTTCATTGTGGATGACCCTTATGCTCAGTTCTTGGTTCAGGCTTCTGGTGTCGCTGGCGTAACAGCTATCGGCAAAAACGCTGACTTAGTACAGACAGCAGCAGGCAATACCACAACGGGCGTTTCTGGATTAGAACTCAGCACTGGTACTTTGGACCCTGCTTCGGCATTGAATGTCAAAGTTATTGGTGTTACCGCTGATCCTAGCAACGATGACTTAACCGCTGCATACGCTGACTTGATCGTTACGATCAATGAGCATCTGTATAAAGCACCAACAGCAGGAGTTAGTTAATCATGGCTATCACTCGTTCACAACTAGTTAAAGAACTAGAACCAGGTCTTAACGCTTTATTCGGTCTCGAGTACAAGCGCTATGAGAACGAACACGAAGATATTTTCGAAATTGAAGATTCTGAGCGTGCGTTCGAAGAAGAAGTTATGTTAACTGGCTTCGGTCAAGCCCCAGTTAAGGCTGAAGGTGCTGGCGTTAACTATGATTCTGCACAAGAGTCATTTACCGCTCGCTATACCCACCAGACTATCGCATTGGCATTCTCGATTACCGAAGAGGCAATCGAGGACAACCTCTACGACCGTTTGGCAAGCCGTTATACCAAGGCTTTGGCTCGTTCAATGGCTCACACCAAGCAGGTATTTGGTGCGTCCGTATTGAACAACGCCTTTGACAGCAACTATCCAGGTGGCGACGGCGTACAGTTGTGCGCAACAAACCACCCAACCGCTCTTGGTCCAAACTTCAGCAACCGTCCTACGACTCCTGCTGATTTGAATGAGACCTCCCTTGAGCAAGGTATCATCGACATCGCTGGTTTCACAGACGAGCGTGGTTTGAAGATTGCCTTGATTGCTAAGAAGTTGGTAGTTCCAAAAGAACTCCAGTTCACAGCAGAGCGTTTAATGAAGTCTACTCTCCGTACTGCTACGGCTGATAACGACATCAACGCTATCAAGTCTATGGGTCTAATTCCTGATGGATTCGTTGTTAACCATTACCTAACCGACGTATCGGCATGGTTCTTGTTAACTGACGCTCCAAATGGACTCAAGATGTTCCAACGTGCCCCAATCCGTACAGCTTTCGAAGGCGACTTCGACACCGGCAACGTACGCTACAAGGCTCGTGAGCGTTACAGCTTTGGCTGGTCTGATCCACGTGGTATCTACGGATCACCTGGCGCAACCTAAACCTTGTTCACGTGAGGTTAGGCCCCACTTCGGTGGGGCTTTTTCTTTTGTCTTTTAGAAATTTCGTTAAAGTGCAAAATTCTATGGCAGTTAGCACATAGGACAAGGCATTTTTTAACTTCTTCCATCGCCCTAGTGTATTGATAGTTTTTGACGTAGTAGCTGACTTCTCGGTCTTTTTGCTTGGGGTCTTCGTGATGAAAGTCTAACGCAGCAGGGTGGTTTTGGTCACAATAACTGCATTTCAAACTGGCTTTAAATGCAACCCATTTTTCTCTTTCTTCTTTTTTTCTTTTATAGGTAGCAATAAGTACTTTTAATTTGTTTTTCTTGTAATGATTGGCAGAACCCCTACGCAACGCCTGCTTTTTTCTTGGATCGTTTGGGTCTTTGTAAGGCATCGCTCTGGTTTATCCTGTATTTCCAATAGATTGCGTGCTTGAACGACCACGGGGTATTAGGGGTATAAATTTTAAAGCCAGCATTAATTAACGAGTTAGATGAAGCAGGGTTATCGGTTGTATCTGTAATAATCCAATTCCAGCCTAATTCCTTGGCCTTACGGATTCTTACATTAATTAAACGTCTTTGCAAACGGTGCCCTGTGTACTCATCTAAGACCCCTGCACGACAAAGGTAACCTGTGTCTGTAAATCGTTGTGATCTTACTAGCCCAGCAAATGCTACTGGTTTGCCTTCTTCTGTGTAAGCTAACCACCAATGCCCGTGAGTTGGTTTGTAAGGAGCATCCGAAGGCAGTATTTTTTTCTGAAGGTAAAGAATTACGGTTTTATTAGACTCATTGCGTAAATCAACCTTCTTAATGGTAAATTTCATGATTCGCCTCCGGGGATAACTTATTTTATCTAAAAAACTGTTGCAACCAAATGAATTTAGGGGTATAAATACACCAGGAACTGGGATTTTTTATTCCTGTAGACTGACCCAGCAGACGATGCAGAGACTACAGGAAAATGTACTGCATATACAAGGAGTTATACCATGGCACGTACCTCATTTACAGGGCCAGTGGCCTCAGCTAACGGTTTTATTGGTGGATCAGATACTTCTCCCATTTCTGTAACAACCCCAACCAATATTTCTAGCTCTTACGGCACTACTTCAGCAACTACTGGTGATACACGCCTTAGCTACAATCGTCTTATTTTTACTTCCACGGGTTCTGGTGAGACTTTCCGTGCGCTAACTCGTGTAACTGGCGCTAATGCAGCAACTGGCGGTACCATTAACGGCGCTCACATTTCAACCTCAATTAATACTGGCGGCACAATCAGCGGTGCAGCTAATGCTTTGCGTGCAACGATTGGTGGTTCTTCTACCAATCCAGGCGGTACGCTTGCTGCATTGCAACTAGATTCCGACTTTGCCTCTGGTGGTACTTGGACAAACACATCTTTCTTGCGTGTAACTAACTCTGGCACAGGTGAAGTAGGCAATTTCGCTGTTATGCCCGCAGTAAGCGCAACTGGTGTATTCCGTGCAAAAGTTGGTAGCCCTGTTGTTACCCACACCATTCCTGTTACTAGCGGTGGTACAACGTATTACATCATGGTTTCTACTGTTGCGTAATGCAGATTACTAAGGAATTTTTAGTGGCAGAAATCCAGTCGCTAGAGTCTGAAACAAACAAGGCACAAACCTTTTTAATTCAGGCTCAAGCGACCATTGCTGCATATCGGATGCTAGTGAACAGGTTAGATGACCCAGAACCCGAACAAAAAGCAGAGGAATAATTATGTTTCAATATGACGTCTTATCAGCCGCAATTGCCGCAGGGCAAACGGATGCTACTGTTTTTGCTGGTCCTGCTAGGATTAAAGGAATGGTGGTAGGTGTTCCTGCTGCTGGTGGCACTTTAACCCTTAAAAATGGCTCTGGCGGAACGACTGTTTTTAGTTTTGTAGCCCCCGCAGCAGCTCAATCCCTTAACATAAGCATCCCTGGCGATGGTATTCGTTGCACTAATGGTATTTATGCAACCACCCCTGCTAATATGACCGTTACGGTGTTTTATGGCTAAGAACCCTTCCCTTGCTATTGGGCGGGGAGAAAAGCTCCCTGTAAAACAGGGAGCTGGACTTACTGCCAAGGGAAGAGCCAAGTACAACAAGGCAACAGGTAGTAAATTAAAAGCCCCTGCACCAAACCCAAAAACAAAAGCGGACGCAGGCCGTAAAAAATCGTTCTGTGCCAGAATGTCAGGAGTAGTAGCGAAAGCTAAGGGTCCTGCAGAGCGTGCAAAAGCTTCATTAAAACGATGGAACTGCGCATAATGGAAGAAATACAAACAGCTAGGGAGTTAGCGACACATGCAAACGATATTAAACATCTTCAAGCGGATATGGACAAACTTGTTGGAGACATGGACGAAATTAAAAAGTCGATTCAAATAATCCAAAAAACATTGTCTGAAGCAAAAGGAGGCTGGAAAGCCTTGATTTGGGCAGGTGGAGCAGTTAGTGCTGCAACAGGAGTTATTGGCTTTATTATGGGCCATTGGGGAAAATAAATGGTAAAACGTGTAAA